ATAGAAACGTTATTGAGCCAAAATTAGTGTTTATTGCTGCGACATTCCAATCCAAAATTAATTTACCGTTTCCATTCACAGTAATATTATTATTCGGTGCTGCGCCAGCAATTCCATCTTTATCAAAAACAACTACCTTATGAGACAAATATGGCGATGGGGGTAAAAATATTGTACATCCACTTGGAGTGCTTCTACCACCAACATTATTGTCGCTCTGAGTTACAAAATAACTAGTTCCAGTAACATTTATATAGTTTCCTGTGTTAACCTTATAATCAACATATCCCTTATCAACCAATGAACGGTCAACGAATGTTGTTTTATAATCATCACTATATTTTACGCCAATTCCATAAGTATCTTTGATTAACGTAGTCCCGCTTCCAATTAGATCACCACCCAATGAAACTGTTTGTCCAACTTTAGTTAAGCCATTATTTGCTGTTGTAATTGCATTACTTTGGGTTGCACCTGAGATATAAATAAAATTATCGTCGTGCGTTACTTTTATAAATTCTTCATTTTTGCTTAAAATCGTTCTTAAATTTAAATTACTATTTGATTTATTCGAAAAAATAGGACCACCACTTAAATATGTTGTTCCTGTAGTTGTACTACCTGTTACTTGAAAAACTAAGTCTCCACCGTTATTATAATATACTCCATGCGTGAATGTTACTTGATTATATGGTGTGTTGGTGTATGTTATTCCACTTAATCCTAAGCCAACACTTTCTGAAATATTACCATCAACAATTATCCATCCAACATGATTACTATTACCAGTATATGTGTTCCAAACCCAAGATTTTGCCGGAAGCGTATTTCTTAAAAATCCACGTCTTTTAATGCCGCTTTCAGGTGCTCCGATTCTGATTATTCCATTAGTATCACGATAATAATAATTATATAAAGAGACATAATTTCCGTCATTAGTACTTCCATATGCATCAATTCCAAGTCTTTGTTGACCAGTATACCCAGTAAAGTAGCCAATATTCGTTGCTCCTGTTATTGTTTTATCCAAAAACGTTTGAGTATTGGCACTATATGGATTAAAAACTGAATAACTAACCCCATCATCGAATTTTCTCTTACCTCTATATTGTAACACAATGCCTTTAGTGCCGCCACTAAGAGTAGCTAGCATTGGTTTCGATATATCATATAGTCCTGTTGGTGAGATTGCTGATAATTTGCCAGCAATATTTGAAATGTAATATACAGTACCTGCACTTAATGCAGTACTTACATAGTCAGTTATGCTCGTAGTGTCAATATAACCACTAAACGTTAACGTAAAACTATTAGCATTAATAATTTCACTTACAATTCCTAATGGTTCGAATGTACTCGCATTGCTTATTGTGGATTTTTGAAATAATCCAATTGATTTATTATATCCAATAACACTACCCTTAATAAACCCATGAGTTAACTGAGTAAATGTTTTTGAAATACATTCACCTGCCGCAGTTAAACTACTTGAGCTAAAGAACGACACCCAATTATTATTATCTGCCAAAGCACTTATTTTCTGCCCCGATGTATATCCGCTCCATATGCTATATGCTACTGGTGGTTGTAGATGATAAACAACATTATCTTCATACACATGTACTAACATTCCCAGTCTTCGTTGTCCTGAAGATAAACCATCAAAATATACGTCATTATATATGTCAACAGGTATTGCATTTCTATCCGCAACTGTTCTAACTTCCATAAACCCACCAATACCCAAAACTGAGTGGTGTGTTCCATAGGTATTTCCTGATGATCCTTTTACTATTGGTGATGGGATTAGTGTCCCTGCAAAATATGCCATAATTTTTTATTTTCTTATCTATTGTTATGATATACATATATTAAATGTCCCACTAATTCTATTATCCGATCTAGCAACATAATATTTATTAGCATAGCCTTTCGTATTCACAAACGTTGTTGTGAATAGTGTTCCCGAACCTATATTTCCCCAAGCATTGTTCGAAAAACCGTCTATTGTAAATGTTGGCGTTCCATATACTTTAGGATATGCGTAGTAGAAAAATTCATTATTAAACGTCATCCCAGTGCTTAATGCTATAGTAGTAGATAAATGACCTGTTGTTGCACTAAGAACAGCACCAACAGTATATTGAGTCAATAACACTGGGTCTTTAAAATAAAAATTTTTATTACTCCAAATAATTGCAGTTGCTCCAGATGTTGGTTCGTTTATACACGTATTAGCACATACCTTAAAATTAACTGACGTTGATGTAACCCCACTTCCCGGTGCTGCACAACTAAACGAATAGCTATAGCCAGTTAATCCATTTTGACTTCCACCGTTAGGAATTACGATACTATTAAAAGCACCACTGCCATCTATACTCAATTTAATGTCACTTATAGGCATCGTATTCCTAACCACACTCCAACACAGGTTACCTACAGAACAGTCGCCATACTCTCTTATATTGCCCCCTGTGACGATACTAATACTTGAACTAGGAACTACCGATGGAAAGAAATAGCCTTCAAGGAAATTTTGTACTGAACAAACCCCCCCGACATCAACTGTTGGAATTCCGACTCTAGTCGTGGGTCTGCACGTATTAAATATTGGTGTAGTTGAGATATTTGGTGCTCTGAAGACCACTTGACCATTAATATATGTTAATGTTTCACCACTAGTCCCCCCAGTTAAAATTATTGGGACATAACTACCAGCACCGTTACTTAATGTCAAACCAGTTGTTTTGGCTATCTTTGTTTGACCTGATAAGGTCAACGTACTACCCACTAATTGTTTAAATTGAAGGTCTTCTAATGATGGTCTTGAAAAGAAGCTCATATTGATGTGTTTTATAGTTTAAATTATGTCTAACTAACCGACCGTTCAGCGAGTTAAAAAATATCGGTCACTTAAACCGATATTTACTACTATAAATACATGAGAATATGTAATAATAACAAACCCCCAATAAGATTTCTCCTATTGGGGGAAAGGGGGGAAAGGTCTTTTATATTGTGAATCTATCTTGTCTTCGTGCCTTTTCTCTCATTAGATTTACTACTCTAAGAGCATTGGCGTCAAAAGCTTCTTTTCTTACTATCGAAACCAAATGATTATACTCGGTTTCACATAGTACTTGACCAATATATCCCTCGTTCTTTAAGGTATAACTTTTAATACCACTACTATTGGCAGAAGGATTACCAATTTCATCGATTTTTGCATCGAATGTCATATCGAGTATTTCCTGAATTCTATCAGTAACGCTTGTAGTTATGGTTTCTTTCGTTTTCTTAAGTGCTTCATCTAAGCGATCAACCAAGGTTTTATTGCTCGTTTTTAATGAATTAAACGCATCTGTGAATATAGTTTTTGATGTTCTGTTTTTTAATTCAGAAATAATTGCAAGAGAACCATAACAATCACGAATCATTAAGTCCCATACCTGTTCTGCGTAACTAAATGATGGAAATTTATCTATGGCAATAATTTCACCATCAATAAGTACGACAATACCAATAAGTCTTTTAGGACGCTCAAAATGCGCAATAAATTGTTCGAGTTTTGTATCATATTTACTGTAATACTTATCAATGTATTCGGTCGTTTGAGAATCTGTTATTACTCCTAATTTCCTAACTGCAGGATACATTCTACTATGATCATGACCCCGACCAATGGTATCATATGCCATTTCACGAATACTAATCGGTATCATCCTATATTCCTGACTTCCTTGAAATACACCACATTGACTCCCTTGAACACAAGCTGCATCATCAAACATAACCACCTTTTTTGACCCAACATATCCGGCTTTAATCATACCGTGATTCTGTGCTGCTTGCTTGGTAATAACAGCTATTTGGGTAGGAACAATAACTTCTTTATCATCCTTATTAGTAAACGTTATCTGTCCATAGTTGCTATTACTTGCAACAAGCGAAGTTAATGGATTGGCGAATCGTTCATCTAAAGAAAATTCAGGGTCTGTAGTTAAACAAACAATCTGCATATTCATAATAGATTGTACCACGACATTACCAGTTAAATCTTTTACCGGACGACAACCCTTAAGTAATTCTGAAAATTCTCTTGTGTTCATATACTCTAATTATTAATTATTTACACTAATTTTTGTTCTTGCAATATGTGATTCCTCTAATACTAGTATTTGATTTTTCAACCAAAGTTTAGTATCGATCTCAAGAAGTCTTGCGTTAATTTGTGGCATTATTGCTGAAGGATTATTAACAGCCATACTAACTACAGTCTTTCCTAGTTTCCTCACATTTGCATTCATTTCAGCACCAGTTATTGGTGAAATTTGAAACACTGGCACATTTCTACCACTTTCGCTATTGAAAATAGTTAGTACTTCATCCATTAAACCATCGTACGAGTTTTCATACCCATCAGTTAAAATGAAAATCGCATCATATTCATCAACTTCCGACTTTAATAGTTCAACAAATGCTGAAGCTAAATCAGTCATTTCACCACTCGTTTTTACCGTAAAGCTTGTTGTTGCTGATTTTTGTAATATTAATGCAGTATAATCGACAATAGCTTTTGGCGTATTTTTCGACTCGATTTGATTTCCAGTCATCGAAACACTTCCATCTATAATGATTCCAATATTTGCATATGGAAATCCATTAATTTTCTTTTTTTCACCCAATACATTAATTGCACTATTTAGCTCTGGCGTAAAACCATTTTCATAACCTGTCTTATATAGCGCAAGAAAATCAGTTGCATCGCTAACATTAACCGTTTTCTCCACACCGAGTTTCGCCGTAGATTTAGTCTGACGAACTTGCTGATTAATTGAGGTAACAGTAACATTAGTTCTTATTAACGCCTTAGTTGCTTGACGTTGTTCTTTAGTTGACCACATTGTAGCATTTTGTGGATGCTTAGGTGATGAAATCAGTCCTAATAACACTTCTTCCGGCACTAATTTTATGTTAGTAATGTCAGTCTTAGCATTTACATATGCACTCAATATTGGAAACATATCTGGATTATATGAAACGTGAGAATCTTTCTTAAAAAGAAACAGCAATAGTTTTAGTACCTTCGTTGCTTCTTCGTTCGAATATTTGAATATATTCTCGCTCAATATTCCCATTTCATTATTAGTTCCTCTAATAACACTAACCAATGATGAAGAATTGTCTTGTTTTAACGCAATTGAAATTAATATGGATGTTTTCTTAACACCATAGATATGCTTCAATATTTCTGAAATTTTATTACGATATTTCAAAGCATAAAACTCAAGATTTGACTGTCCCCAGATATACCCAAGCATAATCTTCCTTGCACGTTCATTATTAATATGTTCGTTTTTCATTTTTATGAATAAACGTAAAACATAAGGAATTCCATTTTCTCCAAGATTATGTAGTGCAGTTAAAATTGCCTTATCTCCTAAACGATTATCGTACCAGTCGATCGGATTAATTATATTACATGCTCCACCATTATTGGTGTGTTTGAATTCATTCAGCAATACTTCCGAAACAAAAAATCCAGTAGCTCCCTTTTGGGTTGCAACAATTAATGGAAGCTCCTTAGAGACACCATACATTTTCTCTATCTGACTTTTTATTGCAGCCATTTGATCTTCCTTACTATGATAATATGTTGCAGATGATTTTGCTCCACTTGAAATAGTAAGACCTTCAATTAAACTTACCTTAATTGGTTCAAGATTGGTATTTGCTAAAACGAGATTTTCCATAAAAGTACTGTTGTTTAGTAATTAGTAATGTGCTTATACGTATTATTTTTAAAAATGTTACAAAAGGGAGAAAAAAAATGAGCGATTTATTGTCGCTCATTTTTAAATAACTAGAGAATAGGTTAAATGTATTTTTTGTTTTTGTGTCAATTCTTGAATGAATCTGCCTTTACCGCTTGGCTATTTCCCCAATTTATTTTTAAAGTTTGTGGGGAAAACAGGATTCGAACCTGTGATTATACTGTAAATACCTTCAGTTTTCTCTATGTGTCATACACTTAATTACGATAATTAAGCTCAATAAGTTTGAAGAATTTTGTTAGTGTCGTTTTTGTAATTTTTGATTTTTCGTCATATTTTACTGAAAACACTATCAGTTCTTCTTTTGTAGCGGGAGTGGGATTCGAACCAACGACCTTTTGGTTATGAGCCAAACGAGCTACCTCTGCTCTATCCCGCAATGTTTTTAATTAGTAGCGGGAATCCGATTCGGACGGATGATGACCTTCTGAGTCATGTTGGGTTATGAAGCCAGTGAGTTAGTCCACTACTCTATCCCGCAATATATTTTAAAAAGGATAATTTGTTTGTTATTGTTTGTTGTAATTTGTGGGTTTGAACCACAGACATTTTGTTTAGGATACAAATGCTCTAACCGACTGAGCTATATTACTGAAATAACCTACAGTTTCCTTTTATGCTTTAATCTTATTTTAAAGAACGATTCTGCAAAAGTACAACCGTTTTTTTGATATTGCAAGTCTTTTATGAAAAAAGATTTAAAAACTGATTGGAACTATAAATACGTAATAAAAGCAAAAATGTTACAAAAATTAAGAGATTTTTCAATCTTTTTTTATAACTCTTTGATTATCAGCTAATTTATTTAGTGTTTTTTTCATTTCATTATCGTTGTTTTCGAGTTCGTCTGGGTCAATTAGGGCATTTTCAACATCTGAGATATTTGTGTTTGTGTCCAATACTTCCATATTATTTGTGATTGGAAGAAATTTAATTGGTAATTTTATTCCCTCATTTGCTCCCTCACTTGTTCCCCCATTAATAACGTCACACACGGTATCATCCATTGCATCACTACTTAAAGCAACAATGTTACGCAGTAGAGGCATTTCTATTCTCTCATTTACACCATCATTTACCCCCTCATTTATACCATCATTTTGTGATGATGTTGGCAAATCTTTTCTCAATTCGCTTAATTGCGGTATTGGCATTACCGGACTTTGACTAATTGCTACATGTATGTCGCTCTGAACCGATTTTTTGCTCATTTCAGCAAACTTACCTGCCATATCATCGAATAGTGGATTTGGCTTCAATTCATTAAAGTCATCCAGCCTCTTTTGTGTTACTTTTGGTATTCCCCTACTATATCTAAACCCATACTCTTCATCATTAAGCGTAATTTCTAGGGTATCATTATTAAATATACTACTTTTGAATACTTGACCGTCTTTTGCAAACCTCGCTTTAAGGATAGCAACATTTGCTAAGTCAGCTTCTTTCATATCAGGTGGTTTAGCAATCGACATAAAAAAGTGTGCTTTTTGTATTCTCTTTACGTTACCACCAGTCTGATTCACTGCAATTAATTCAGAACCAAATCCAGAACGATTACTCTGTAGTGCCGACCAACAAGGCACATCAAAATCTGCAGCTAAAGCCAAAAATGATTTTACTATAATTAATTCAGCCTCATTTCTATCTACAACCTTTTTATGTGATTCTAAGCAATCCAAATAGTCAAGTACTATTAGATCAAATTTATAGCCATGCTTCTTTTCGTAACGAATAATCCAATTACGAATGTCGATCATTGTTGTGTTTTCTTGCGAAAACTTTTTAATGATTAGTTTTCCACCATCAATCGTTTTTATTTTTCCGTAGACTCTTTCGGCAACTTCTTCTCGCCTATCATCGATTTCACTTAATGGTATTTTTGACCAAATACCATAATGTTTACGTTTAATTTGGTCTTCGGTGTCTTCAAAAATGATCTGTAATACGTTTTTGCCGATTTCATAGCCTGTGTTAGCAACCTTAGTTAACATGGTTGTTTTACCAACACCACTGGGGGTTAGAATTAAACCAATTTCTCCCTTACCTAATCCGCCACCAGTTAATTCATCAATAACAATTACGCCCGTTGGAATGGTTTCACGAAATTCCTTTCTCAGTGCATGTTCTATGCCCTCAATAACTTCGCTACCCATATCTTCAGTATCACCAATACGACTAATCTTATTGATTTTCTCTTCAATAGTACCGAGGATTTCTTTTTGTCTTATTTCACCAGTACGTGTTTTATTTAATATAAACTCCCCTAATTTACGATATTCTTGTTGCTTAACAAATCCAGTTGTTTCTTTTTGGATTGCACTTCCATTATGTGGAATTTTATTATTTAAAATTCTATCGTTCCACAATTGAATTCTTTCGATAATCGCAAATAGCGATTCTTCTTCAATAACATTATTTGGGGTTTTATATTTATTGATCGCATGTTGAATACTACGATTTAATAAATTAGGTGGTTTTTCGAACTCTTTATTGTATTCTTGAATAATAATAAATAGTCTTTTAACATTAGGGTCATCGAAATAATCAACGCTTAAGTCTGGAATGATCTTTTCAGCAAATTCTGGTTCGACCAATATTTGCCACATTAAACTTTGTTGGAATTCAGCACCTAAATAGGCAGTAAGTGTATTTTCAATTATTTCAGACATTTCGTATATTTAAAACAAAGCCATTACCATAGTAATTTACCATAGCTTCATTCAATGAATCACTTTGCTACTTAATCAAGCCTACTGATCAGAATTTTTCTTTCGTGTGGTAGGAGTTCACGGATTTGATTGATTGATAAACCAGTTTGTTTTATTAGTTCATAATCATCCCAAATATTCTTTATATCGGTAGCTCTTATCTGCTCTGATATTACACGTACCGTTTCTAAAACAACATCAACGATGTCACCAGAATAGCGTGACAATGGATTAAACCCATCAACGTAAAACTCTCTTTCAACAATAGGATGATTGTTGAGGTACAAACCTAATTTAAATTGAACTCCACGTATTGTCCTTCCTTCAAATTCTTGAAGGATTGGCTGAGGATCGTATTTTAGTTCTTCCTTAATACAATCCGGGTATCCTTCGATTGCTGAATAGTATTCGCCCAGCAAATCATAGACCAATTCTGCTGAATTATCATCAGTTGCATCAACCCTACCAACCTCAATATCGGTGTTATAATTTCTTCGAGACAATGCCTTTTGTAGTTTTGAAATTGTTGCAGGTAAAATATTTCTCACGTTGATTGAATATCTTGTGAAGGGAGTATACATATCTGCATCAAATGCTTTTTCGCAAATTAAAACGTCATTTTGTTTTAGTATAAATCTAAAAACGTTGCCTTGATCTTTGTCATTCATGTTCTATAAAATTAGATTGTTAATATTTCTGCAAATATATGTCGAATATCTTTAATGTGAAAGTCTTTTTATTTATTTCGAAGACTTCTTTTATATTTTTCATATAATTCTTTTTCAAATTGAATTACTGTGTAAAAGGGTTCAACGTAATTAACGAACGTACTACCATATATTTGTAAAAATTCATCTTCGTTCATTAATTTTATTAAATTTTTACTTCCTCTATTAGTTGGGGACAATGGCATATTTAATTGTTGTAGAGCTTCTATTGCTATGTCATTTAACATGGGCTCTCTAAGATTAACCAGTTTATAGTTTATTTTTAACCTTTCAATATTACTCAATAGTTCAACTAACGATTTTAATGGTTTTTTCTTTAGTAGTATTCTTTCTTTATTTAAATCGTCCGCTAATTTACATACGTCTCTTACTGTAAGTGGTTTATATTTCATTTCTGGAAATAACTTAAGTAATGTTCCTTCAGCAAGACCGGGAATCCCTTTAATGTTATCTGAAGTATCGCCACAAATTATTTTCATAATTAATGCATTTGAATAGAAATATTCAAATGCAAAAAAGAAATTAGTACTATTAATTGGTTGAGGTATGTTGGAAAAGATGATTTGTATGTTTAAATCCAATAACTGTAAAAAATCTCTATCGTTAGTAAATATAAAAATTTC